TCGGCCTGATCGATATCAAGGTGCTGGACCACATCATCATCGGTGGAACCAACCATTACAGCTTCGCAGAAACGGGCCTCTTGTAGGCCCCAGCAGGCAGGGGCCCTCGGGCCCCACCAACCCAAACGAGGGTATAACCATGTCTGAAGACCATGCAAAATACACAGTTTCCACAGCGCCGCCTGCACTTCGTCCGGGTACTCTTCTGCGCTTCACGGATGCAGGCTACCAGGCACCGGGCGCCCAGGACGTGAGGACGCTGAAGGCCATATCCGGGAAGACCGGCCGGGAGCTCACCGAGCTGGTAGGCATCGCCGACCAGCGGACGTTCAGGAAGTGGACCGCGCCGGAAGGCGCCAGCCAAAGGTCACAGATACCTTATGCGGCCTGGCGGTTGCTGCTGATCGAGCTGGGGCTGGTACCGGAAACCAACACCCCGACAAAGGACAAGGGTGCGAATCTGGCGAAAGCCCGGCGGCTACGAATCAGAGAATAGGTGGGCTGACACACTTTGCCAGCACACCCCGCAACACCTCTTCCATCTTTTCCCTGAGATCCGCCTCGGCGTCCAGGGACCCGATCATGTCGCCGTGGCTCGCGCCTCTCTCGAGATGATTCATGGGGTACTCGATTGGCGGTGGTACATCGCGGGGCTCGAGGCATGATACCGGCACCTGGACCTTGACCTCCACCGGGCGGTCCACGTAGACGGTCCGGGTGCAGCCCGCCATGGCCGCCAACACTGCAATAACGATCAACCGTCGCCGAAATCTCACAGCCCACGCCTCTCTCTAACCCGCTCCACCGCCGCAACGCAATCCTGCGGCCAATCCTTCCGCAGGCGGGCATAGTCGGCCTCGGCCTCCTTTAGATCAGCCAGGGCGGCGTCACGCGCCCGTAGAGCAGCAGCGCGAACGCGGGCAGCCTCCCGGGCGGCTTCGTCCACCGCATCGTTCTGGCGCTGTATCTGGCCCCTCAGCGTGGTGGCGTTGGCCTTCTGCACGGCCAGCTCGCCCTGGGCCTCGAGCAGCTGGGACTTCAGCAGGAAGGCCTGCGCTTTGTGCCCGTTGATCTGAAACCACTGCCAGCCGATCCAGCCCAGCATGGCGACCATGGCCACGGCCATGAGCTGGCCGACAATGCGGGGGATCATTCGCCAACGGCAACCGGTTGGCTAATGATGATCGGCTCTGCCGGCTGAATGATGATCGGTTCAGGCGCAGGCACAATCACGGGATCGACGATGGTCGGAGGCTGCGGCTGGACGATCACCGGATCCGGCGTCTGCACGATGGTTGGGTCAGGCTGGGTAACCACCACTGGATCGACCACCGTGACATCCCGCGCCACTGCTCCGACGCTGCGGCCAACACTGTCCGCCAGATCCACAGCGGCTTTCCCGCCCAGGTAGATAGGCAGGCCTATCTGGAGCGCCGTGGAGGCCATGCCCCACGCTGGGTGGTACTGCTTCTGATATTGCCTCACGCCACCCTGCTGCGGGGCGTATACCTTGAGGGACTGCAAGCCGGTAATTGCTTGTCCGGGCTCGGCCACCAGCTCAACAAGTGGCCTGCCCTGCTCCGCCGCAGCGGCCTGGTAGTAAGCCTGTTCGGCCGACGGGTTGTTAGCACACCCGACGATCAGGGCGATTGCTGCCAGTAGTATCAATTTCATGTTTCACCTCGATGCGCTGCAATCGCAGCTTCCCTGGCCGCAATCGGCCGATGGTTTGTCACGGTGCAAATAGTGCAAGAACGCCAGAGACCAGCAGCAAGACCGATACCACCAGCACCACAATTCCGGTCATCTATACCACCGCTCTTTGCCGCGGCGGAGCGCGCGGGCCTTGCTGAATCCGTGGGCGCGAAGGCTTTTCGCCAACGCCCTCGACTTCTGAAGACAGTCAATGCGCTCCCCCAAAATGAGTTTGGCGAACCCGTGTCCTTCGTCGATCAGCACCACGCTGAATTCCGTTGGGGACTCGCCAAAAATGCCGTCAGGTGAGATACCGCGTAGCGCCCATACGTGGTCCGCCAGCTGTTCCCACTCGACTTTCACGGGCTCAGCTTTTCGTGGCTTCCGCCACAGACTCCGCGGTGGCTGCGTCCACGTGCTTCTTCACGGCAGCCATGACGTCGTAGAACATGGGCACCTGCTCGGCCAGCTGCTGCGCTTTGGTCTCAAACGCCTGGAAGTGACTGTCATGCAGGTAAACCTTGTCGCCGTTGCCTGCTTCGATGGTGACTTTGATGTATCGCATTGCCTCTCTCCTCGCGCTCTCGCGCTTCAGTTAAGGAGCCTGCAGACCAACACGGCCGGCTTATTGCTCCAATTCAGTAATCCTTCCTCGGCTCACCCGACATCCGGCTCGAGACACAACTCACGCTCAGCTTCTCGCCGCCTCACCAGCCCGGGGAGCTCAACTTTCACGCCAGCCTTGGTGGCATACCGCCAGCGCAGAAGCTCATCGCACGCGCCTTGGTAGTCGCCAGCATTGAGCCGTCGCCGCAACGTCGAAGATTCGAAGTTGCGAACGCCGACGTTGTAGGTGAAGGAGGTGAATGCCGCCAGCTGACCAGTGCTCAGTGGGACATCCACGCGTTGGCGCACCGCTCGCTGGAACTTCACAACCTCCTCGAACAGATATTCCTCACACTCGGCATCGGAATACCGCTGACCCAGCTCTACACCTTCAGTCCGCCCGAAGCAGGCCGTGGGAATTCCCACCGGGTCCAGGTAAGCAACCGTTCGGAAACCTTCGAATGAGGCAACGAGGCCGGCCGTGGCGGCCAGAGCAAGACCAGTTTTTCGGATCACACTTCTATCTCCACCGTCGTGAGGCTCGGCGCCTCTGAAATGATCTGCCCGCCCTTCACGAATACCCGCTGGCCCGATGAGTATCCTGATCCAGTCACGGTAATCCGCCCTCCTCCGACAAGGATCACGTCAGTCGTGCCGTCGCCGTTGCTGCCTTGTGAGGTTCCAATCTGCACGACATCGCGCGGCAGCAGGTTCTGCAGCCGAGTCCAGGGGTTTGCCATTGCTATTCCTCGAAGTGCCGCTCTATTTCAATGCTCTGACGCACGCTCAGCGCCACCCCGCCATTGCGCGCGCGGGTAGCAGCTGCCCTTACTGAGACGCCGCGCACGATGCCGCGCCAATCTCCGGAGAACTCTCCGTCGACCTCACTGCCGATTGCCACCAGCGAGCCTGTCTCGATCAAGCCACCGTAGGCTTCCGAAAGCGGAAGCTCATGGGACTCACTGGACTGGCGGGATGTTCGGGCGATGGCCGCGATACCGCGCGCGCGGGCCGGCTCAGTGGCGGTGATGAGAGAGTCCACCACAGTCGTCGTGAGCACATCGCCCGCACTGCCGGTGCGCACCACCTTGGCAAGTATCCCCCCGGGGTCACCGCCATGGACAAACACTGCGTTTACGCCCTGCCCCGGGCGCTTGTCGCTACTGCGCTGCACGATGATGTCTCTAGGTATGGCGAAATCGGGGGTTTCCGCCCCCAATGCCCATGGGGCAGCGACGTACAAAGGCCTGACGATTACCTTGTCGAGCGACCGATCCGCCTGGACATAGCCACCTCCCGCAGCGGCAATACGAGAGATCGCATCGATCGGCGAAAGCCCCTGATACTTCCATGCTCCAGCTGGAACAGTCCAGTCGTCGATATCCCACTGCAGTGTCCAGCCTGGCGGAAGCTCTTGGTCTGCCAGCTGTTGAGCCAACTGAGATGAACCCTCGACATAATCACGGGGCTGAGCGTAGGGTGCCGCCAGATAGGCTGCGCGCGACCTGCCACGTACTGTGCCGCCATTACTGCGCCATGCCTCAGACAAACGCCAGCCATCAATCAGGACCCGCCAAGCCTCACCGTTGATTGTGACGTCCACCTCCACCGGCTCCCCATCCGTTCCCTCCACCAGCGCGAGCGCATCACGCCCGGACAGCGTGGCCGACATATCCCACGAGTAGGTGTCTGCGCTGATCGACATGGAGACCGCAGATGCCGGTACATCCCGGCTATCCGACACCCTCACAATGCTGGCGCTGTTGGTCACAATGTAGATCCTCAGAGTTGGTATGAAGAACGTTTCCGGCTGATCGGGGTCAGTCACCGGGCCGCTGTAGTCGGGATATTCAAAGTCCAGCGTGGTGTCGCGCGCCCCGCCCGGGCCCCAGGGCATCGTGTGTTTGATGTCCTTGTTATCGGCGTCGCTGTGTGGCGCGATGAAGGTGCTGTCCTTGGGCTGTACCGGGTTGGCCGCCCACTGGTAGCCGAGCACGATGTGCCCCGGGCTGTAGGGCCGCAGGCGGCGGTCGAGCGTGATGTTGGCGAGGCCCTGCACCGGTATGGCGAGCGGGCCTGGTATGTTCCCCTCGCGCGTCCAGGCGGGCGCGTGGACGGCGCTGCTCCGCCACTGCTCAACCGCTTGGCGGTCCTTCCACGGTGTAGCGACCAGGAACGATGAGCGCATGTCCGCCGCGAGCTGCCGCCCTGCGTCCTGCCAGCCGATTGCGTGGCTGTCGAGGTCTTTGGGTGGGGCCTGGTTTGACGGCGCCGTGAGGCCCCTTTCCCGCGCCTGCGCGGTGCCCCAGGGCGAGGCCCTGCTTTGGTCCCGCCGCGGTGCGTCGTTGTGCCTGGCGTTGATCGTCGGGTCTGGACGCGCGCTCGCGCTGTTGGCCGCGATCCGTGGCGTTATCTCGCGCGGTGTCGGGGCTCCGAAAAGCGAGGCGAGGCGCAGCTCCTTGATTCCCGGCCGGTTCCATCGGGTGCCGTAGGACGCAACGACGCCTGGCACCGGTGGGTAAATGATTTCCGGCAGCCCGTAGTCGGCGAGGTCGAAGTCCGCGACCGCACCTGGTGGGTTGAGGTATCGGCCGCCCTCCTTGAGGTCAAAGTCTGCGACGGCGCCGGGCGGGTTGAGGTAGGGCACACGCTATGCCGTCGGCGCTGCAGTCTTGTACGGGTGATCTGCTGCAAGGTTTGAAACAAAGTCCCACTTCCACGCCAGATAGCCTTCAATGCGCTGTCGCTCGGCACCGGGCGCCCCCGATCCCTCTACAATAATCACCTCGGCTATCTTGCCAGCGTAATACATGAGGCCCGCATCTTTATTAGTGAATCCAAGGTAGTTGTTACCTGTGATCGAGAACGTGTTCGTTTCGGTGGAAAAAAGGCTTTTCCCATCTAGCCATGCCTGCCATGCGCCGTTGCGGCTGTGTGCCTCGTAAAGCCGAAGTGTGTTCATCGCGGGGGTTGGGTTCCCGACTGTTTTTCTGACCGTTGTTCCGAATTGATCGTAAATTACACCGTCCGTGAACGGAAAGTGCGTCGACTGAGGCGAGCCGGTAAACTCATAGAGCGCCGATTTCGCGAGCGAGGCGGCCGGATCTGAGTCGTTTCGAAGAACGATGTATATGGTCGCTTGCGTTAGGGTGTTGAGCGCACCGCTCAGGGTAAATCCATCGTTTACTCCGTCGAACGTCAGCACGTTGAAGCCGTTGATGGTGTCGATTCCCGTGCTCGGCTGGTTTGCTCCGGTTGGCTGCGTCGCGTTTCTTTCGTTCCCTGATTTATCGTTCCATTGCGAGACCTTCCCCACGCTCGACACGATGCTCCCAAGGTCTGATGCGTCAAGCCATAGCGCGGTAGATATCTCTGCCGGCGTCCAGGGCTCAAGCTCTACAGAGTCCGGCAGTATCGGCGCGTGCGCGACGCTCCACCAGAGCGGCTTGGCCTGCGCCGTCGCGGTGCCGATGCTGCCGGTGTCGCTGCCACCTGCCGGCACCCACCACTCGGGCTCGGTAGCGCCGCTGGTTCCGGCGATGGTTATATCGTAGCCATAACCGGTTTCGTTGCCCCGGGTTGGCCTGATCCTCTGCCCTGCGAGATAAGCGCGGTTCGGTCGCCATATTTCGCCGTAGCTATCGAGCGCGAGGACAATCACCTCGCCCAGGAATCCAGGGGTTTCCAGTGTGTAGGTTCCATCCTCCGCGCTGGTTGTCTCGCCGACAACTATCCGGCGCGGGGTTTCTTCGCCCTCGAATTCCTGCGGTGCGTAGCTGATCCCGATTAGCTGGCGCTGTGCGGCCACGCCGTCGATTTTTACGGTTCCGGTGATGGTTCCGAGGGCGCCAGATGACGGTGGAGTCCACTCAAACGAAGTCGGGGCGGTAAACGCGTCTTCGTATCGGTGGTGGCCGAGCGTTATGCGAGACTCGCCTTGTAGCGCATTGCTTGAGTGCTCGACGCCCCGGTAACTGCACCAGCGGAAAAGGCGCAAATTGTTGTTTGTGTTTATTGAGTTGCCGGTCCCGGACGTGAGCAGGGCGCCGTCTTTGTATATGCGATACGCTGCGCCCTCCTTAACGAACGCTAGGTGGTATCGCTGCCCAACAACCATTCCGGAATTTATTGGCGTAACGAGCTCTTGCCCTGCGCTGTTCCGCCAGTAGATTGAGTAAGGGTGCCCAATCGCGGCCGCGTATAAAAACCCCCACTGGTCAGACCCACCTGTCTCCGACTTTGAAAAAATCGTGTCGAAGTTGTTGGGTATCGTCCCGGCTCTCGTAACGGGCTCGTGAAACACCTCGATACAGAAATCGCTCGCGGAGAAATCCATCTCCGTGTCCGTGTCGAGCCCGCCACCCTCTGCCCCATCAAACCTTAATGCGCCGTCCGGGAACCTCGTGGCAGATTCGACGATCTGCGCCGTACTGCGGAACGTCCACTCCGGACCCGCAAGGTCCTCGACCGCTGTGGTCCCGGTTGTCCCCTCCGGCTTAATTAGCGATACGACATACTCTTGCAGCGCGTCGGCCATCAGTCAGCATCCCCCCGCAGGCGCAGCGTGAAGCTGTCGTCGTCTACCGTCCCCTGCCCGCTCAGGACCGTGCGGCAAACCCACATCGGGGCGAGGCAGCCCTCGGTGTCGAATCGGATCACGTTGCCCGCTGCCCAGCCGCTGCCGAAGCCAGCCGCGCGCATCACGAAGTAGGGGTTGTCGGTGTTCGGGTTATTCGGCGCCACGTCGACGCTGGTGTTCCCGGTGCCGATGATGCCCAGGGTCTGGCCCACGATGTTGAAGGCCGTTGAGCTGGTGAATACCAGCGCCCACTTTTCGGTGATGGCCCCGTTGTTGGCGTACTCGATGGGGTTGTCCACCAGGTTGTAGTTGGCCGTGGTGTCGTCGCCTATACGGTCCGGGCCCCAGTTCGGCGCGCCGCTACTCCAGGTCTTTTGCTTGAAGAAATTAAACACGCGGCTGTTGATGTCGCCCCATACCAACGCGCTGCTGATGATCGTTTCCTCCGCTGGGAATTCATGCGCAAGGGGCGCGATGAAGCTCAGCGTGCCGTTGATCTGAACGTCGTTGAGGACGCTCATGTGCTCTACTCGGTCGAGGATTTTGAGCGGCGCTGTGAGCGCCACCGCGCCCTCGGTTTCCAGGGTGAGCGGGTTGGCAAATGTGACTGTGCCGGCGAGCTTGTTGGCGGTGTATTGCGCCGGGTCGAGCTTCAGGCCTGCGCTGTCGACCACCTCGATGGCCGCCTGGTGATCCCGCGCGAGCGTGACGGTCTGACCTGCCGTTGGGGTGCCGGCGTTGGTTTCCGCTGTGTGGCTCAGGACGATCACGTCGCCCTCCCGGTAGATCGGCACGCGGCCGTCGCTGGGCAGGCGCACAGGATCCAAACCGATCAGCTCCGCGTCGAGCGGCAGGAAGCTGTAGAGCACCGCGTTGTAGGCGCCGCTGTCCGCAAACACCTGTATGTCGCTTTCCCCGGTCAGGTCGTCGCTGTCATCGGTAAACCAAAGATCATAAACGCCGGTCTGGTAGTTGATGAGCCCGTAGAGGCTGGCGGTGCTCAGGATGCCGTCGCTGTCCGCGGTGTCGGTGATGATGTTCCCATCGGCGTCCGTGATGTTGATCTGGAAGCTCTCGGGGCGAATTGGGGCGCTCGGTGTCCTCCCCGCGAGGGCGGATATCAGCGTCGTTGATGCCGCCGTTGCTGCCGCGTGTATCGTGAGCCCGGGCCCTGTTCCTCCTGTCCACGTTTCCAGTGTCGCCGTGCGCGCCTTGTAATCGACGCTGCCGACCGCCTGCCCTGCGCTGGTCTGGCTGTTGAACGCCTGGTACAGGATGCCGTTGCGGTCGAAGTAGGTCTGCCCGCCATAGGTGAACAGCAGGCTGCCTGGGATGATGAAATCGTCGGTGTCGTCGATCAGCGTGATGGTGAGCTGGTTCGGGCTGTGCGTCGTGCTCTCCGCCACATGCACTGCGCTGGCACTCTGGTAGTCGATCGTTATTTCTGACGCCTCCAGTATGGATCGGATGTTGTTGGTTATGGTGGCGACCGATTGCACCGTCTTTACCCGCGCGCCCGGCGCAAGCTCCGAGCCTGACTGCTCCTCCCAGCTATAGTTCACCACGGTTTTTGATACTGGGTATTCGCGCAGGAAAGTGAGCGTGTAGGCTCCGGTTGCGTAATTGATGGACCCGGCGCGATTGATGAATCCACCCAGCCCATCATCCTGTATGCGCTCGTTCCGGGTGGCGTAGTTCGTCATGGTGCCGCTCAGCCACTTTATCAGTGCCGAAAAAACCACTGACCCTGGAAGGAGCGGCGCGTTCGGTATTGTGCCTGTAATTACGCCTGCGACAGGCGTCTGGCTGGTCGTCGTTGTTGATGGGGTAACCGCTGTGTAGTCCACTTCAAAGCTGGTTCCATCGTCGTGCACCACTTCGGGCTTAACGGTCACCTCCCCGGTGCCGTAGATAATCGTGCCGGTGCCGTCGCCTGTTAGCAGACCCTCGCCATCGTCGGTGAGCGTTTTCGTTTCGCCGCCCGCGGTGTACTCGACCGTTACGCTTTCCGGTGCGACGCCGGCCTCCAGTTGGATTTCTACTTCCGGTATGGCACCGCTGATCGTGCCGTTGTGGGTCTCCACTTCGTCAGCGATATCCATGAGGAAGTTGAAAATGATTGAGCTGCCGACGTCTGGCAGCGCCGATAGCGTGACGGTCACGGTGCCGGTGGCAAAGCTGATACTGCCGCTGCCCTCCCCCTCCAGGACGCCGTTGCCCGGGTCGGTGATTTCGTACCACTTACCCAGGGCCATGAAGCTGATCGTCATGGTTCCGGGCCGCGGCTTTGTTGCGGTGAAGCTGCGGACGTAGCTAAACGACCGGTTGTTGAGTGTCACCTGGTAAGCGTAGGTTTCCGCGCGACCGGTGAAGGGCGCTCCGGGTCGGAAGGTTGCGCTGCCGGCGACTGTGCCGCTACCCGTGCCGCTGTCCCGGGTGCCCTCGATCGTGCCGGTTTCATAGTCGATATTGAGGGTCGAGAAAGGGAATGTCCCGGTGCTTCGCGTCAGCACTCCGCTGCCGTCGTCGAGGTAGGTGCTGCCGCCCAGGGTGAGCTGCACAGTGCCCCGGACGGCCGACCGCGGGAGGAAGGTCCGCACTACGGTCCCGCTGATGTAAAGCGCCGTGAGGGCCGTTGTGTAGTCCGCTGATGCGGCTGATCGCACCGCCCGCTTTGAGTAGCCGAGAACCTGGTCGGATAGCGGCTGCTCGCTTTGTGCGCTGGGCACCAGGTTGGCGTATATGCTGCTGGCCTTGATGGAAACGTCGCCGATTTCCGCATCCTCGACGCTTCGCTTCACGCCCCAATAGCGGGCCGCGTCTGCCACCTCGGTGCCGAAGACCTCCGACTTCGCCCGGGTACTGCCGCTGGCCATCGCCGTTCCGACCGGTGTCGGGTCACCGCCTGGGAATAGTTCGTTGAGCGGCGCGCTGATCCCCAGCACCGCCCGGCGCCGCTGGAAGTCCACAAAGCTGCCGCCCACCTGGGTGGTGAACGTCTGGATGTCGCTTTCCACCTCCGTGACGCGCACAAACTGCTCATCGTCCTGGTCGTTGCGGAGCACAAACACATCGCCGGCTGCCGGCAGGGGTTGCTCCTCGCGCTGAACGATTACGATCTGCCGCTGGTTCTCATACTGGTTTCCGAGCAGCTCAAATTGCGCGCGGGCGCCCTGGACCACATAGGCTTCAATGCGCTGCTGTGCGTCGGCGCGCTCGTCATCCTCGGTGCCGGCGTCGAACATCAAAACGTGGACGAGCGGGTCTGCAGGCGGGTCCACGATAATCGCGTGGGCGCCCAGGTAGAGGTCCCGGTTGTCGGTATCGATTCCCAAGAACGCCTTACGCAGCGCCACGTCGCCCACGGTCCGGTCAAGGCGGCTGATGTCGTTGAACAGGTTGTTGATCTGCCCATCTTCGACTTCGTTACCGGTCGCGCGGCCGCCGCCGTCGGTTTCGTCGGTCAGGCGCTCCGATTCAAATAGCTTTACCTGGTCGGCGTTGATCGTCATGTGATCTGGTCCTTGATGAGCAGGTTGATTTCAATGAGGTACTTGTGAGACGGGCCTTGCTTGTCAGCGGCCAAGCGCCTAAGTTCATCGGCGCGGAACCCGTTACCGGATGACCGATCAAACACCACCTCGAACTCACGCCCGTCACCCCACACAAGCGTCAGGTATTCATCATCCAGCGGGGTGGCGGCTAATGCTTCGAGCGAGACAACCGTCGATCTCTCCACCCAGCTCGCACCGTTGCTCGCCAAGGTGATCGGGCGCCCTTCGGTCTGCTCGAACTCTTCCACCAGCAACGCGCCGGTGATCGTTGGAGCAATCGTTTGCCCCACGCCGAACCCGGCAAACTCGTCCGTCCACTGGATATCGGGTGGCAAGGTGATGCCACCGAGTGAAATTGGCATGCGTTATCTCGCTGTGAGGTAGCCGCCGCGCTCAAGCGCGTCGAGAAGTTGATCCACATCCGCGCCATCGACAGCATCAAGGTCACCAAGATCGCGGCCTTGCGGATCTGAAAACTGAACGCGAACGGTACGGGTAGACTGGACAATGGGGCGGCGGGCGAGGTCTTGGGCAGAGTCGCGGGAGATGTCCTGCCGCTCCTCCTGCTCACTCAACTGCCGGTTGCGCTCCTGCTCTGCCGCACGGTCGGCATCAGACTTCCGGCGCTCAGCATCGTCCAGCTGGGCCTTCTTGAGGCGCGTTTCGTAGTTCTCCCGGCTTAGCTGCAGGGCAAGTTCTGCATCAGCAATAGCCTGCTTGTCGCCGAGGTTCCTGGCGTAGTTGATCTGATCCTGCAGTTCGGCCTCGCGCTCCTTGAAGCGCAGCCGCTCGACCTCCGCAGTGTCACCGGCCAACGCGGCCTTTTCCTGCTCCAGACTGGCGAGCGTGTCTCTCAGTGAATCGTTGAGGCCATCCACCTCGCGCTGCACCGACTGCACAGCGCCAACCAGCCCAGCCAGTTGATTGCGGTCCAACAGGTCAAACTGCTGCTCGATCTGCTCGGCAGACTTGCCCAGCACGTTGACGCTGCGGTCACCTTCCTGAATGCGGCGGGTCAGGTTCTCGACCGAGATGGCTTGTTCCAGGAATGACTGCTCTACCCTGAAGCCAGCCTCTGCCCAATCCCGGAGAACTTTGCCGACTCCACCACCGGCCCGGAGTCGGCCCTGCATCTCATCGATGCGGTTGTTGACCGCGCTCAGCCGCTGTTCCAACTCACTGGTGGCCTGTGCAGCGCCACGCCCACCCAGAGCACGCTCGAACGCCATGCTGGCCGCTGCCGAGAGGTCTGATATGTGAGAAAGCCAGCCGCTAACGATGCCTGACAGAGAGGCACCAACCCCGTCCGCCGTGTCCTTCGTGGTCTCGGCGAAATCCTTTAGGCGCTGTTCGCTGTTGCCGAAGCCGGTGTCGACAACACGCACAAACTCCTTGGTGGAACCTGTCGCGTCCTGCAGGGACTTATTGACGTTCGATATCGAGTTCTGAAAAATCTCGCCCGAAGTCTGAATCCCGCTGTCCGTTTGGCCGCTGAGTTCGTTCAGGCCCTGAATTCGGCCCGCCAGCGCATCGTATTGCTTGATCAGATCCTGCAGCCGACGCTGATTCTCCGTGGTAGCGTCACGGGCGAATTCAGCCTGGGCGGCCTTGATAAGAGGTACCAGAGCAGACAGCTCATTGCGCAGCCCTGCTTGCTTCAGCGCGAGCGACTCGGTGCCAGTGGCCGCATCATCTGCAGAGCCTTTCAGGCTATCCAGCATGCCTGTTAGATCGGCGATCTCGTTGGATGCCTCGCCTGCCGAGTCTGCAGCAGACTTCCCGGCATCATCTGCTTTGCCAAACGCCGTCGCTGCGGCGCTGCCAGCCTCAATCATCTGGCGCTTGTAGCCTTCCGACTTCGCCTCTAGATCGAGAACTGTCTGGCCAAGGTTTGCCAGGCGGGCGTTCGCGCGCTCAACAGATTCATCAGACGCCAACCCAACCTTGTTCGCCAGGGATAGCGCTTCTGCGTATAGGTTGTTGACGCTGTAGATGACCCGGGCGAACACCTCCGCGCTGCCAGCAGCGAATGCCTGAACCCCCCTGAATAGAGCAATGAAGGTTTGAGATAACCCGCTCGCAGAACTGCCCAGCGTGCCGAACATCCCGGTGATTCGGGCGCCCTGGCTAAGCAGCGGGCCGGCCCACTCCTTTGTGGCAGCCACCAACCCCTTGAACGCTTCAACAACCTTCTCAATCAGCTGAGGATTGCGCAGCAGGAAAGCATCGATCTCGTCGGCTATCTTGGTGAACGTGGGTGCAAGCTTACCCGTGACGCGCTTCACGAACCCGTCCAACTGGACCGCTATCCGGTCGAACGCCCGGTCGGCATCGGCGAGCTTCTTCAGCTCGTCATCGGTCAGGATGGCCTTGCGCTTATCGGCCTCCTCGGATAGCTCTCGCAGGGCCTGGGCGTTGTTCTCCAGAAGGGGGAGCAACAGCGCTGCATCACCGGCCAGTGACTCAAGTATCTGAACCTGTGCAGCCTTCGGCAGCCCGTTCAGACCTTCGGCAATTTTCAGCAACTGCTCGTCGGGCCGCAGGTTTACCAGCTCTTCCAGGTCGAGGTTAAGCTGTTCGATAACATCAATGGCAGCACCGGAGCCATTCAGGAAGGCATCGCCGATCTTGTCGGCTACGTCCTTCATGATGTCCGCGACTTTATCGCCCTGGAGCCCTACTGACTCCCCAGCGTAGCGCCACTCCTGTAGGGCCTTTGTCGAGATCCCGAACGCCTGTGCTGCCGCCAGCGTTTGTCGCGCAAGGTCGGCCTGGTTGGCGGTCATCCGAGCAAGTAGCGCTGTGCCAGCCGCTGCACCCGCCGCTACCGCTGCAGCACCCCAGGCCGCAAAGCTGGCAGCGCCAGACGCAAGGCTCTTGCCGAACGCCTTTAAGCGCCCATCGCCTGCCGCCAGCTCAGTGTTGTAGTCCTCGATGGCGCGCTTGGCTGCGGTGGTCTGCTGCCGGTTATCGCGTTGGGCATCTGACAGCTTCGCAACATCAATCCCGGCCTTGTCGGCTTCCACCGCCAGCTTGCCGAGGGTGCCCTCAGCATCACGGTAGGCTTTTTCGGCGCGATCAACGGCATCCTGAGCTGCGGTAAATTCACGCGCCTGGCGCTCGGTGAGTGGTCCCGTGGTGCCCAGCTTGGCAGAGAGTTTATCGAGCTTGATCTGGGCGCGGTCGTAGGCCCCTGCGGTTCGATCGACTGCCTTCGAGGCGCGATCAAACTGGGTAATGAGGCCGGATTGATCCTCGAGCTGGCGCAGCTTCTCCTGCAAACCCTCGGCGTTACCGGCGAGTTCTTCAACGGATTTCGATGCGGCGTCTGTCTCGCCCGACAGCATGTTCTTAGCACGCAGGACAAGCTCGACAACCTGGTCTTTAAACGCCATTTCGCATCCGCCAGAGAGGGTAAGCCCGGCAGGACACCGGGCTGGTATGGGTTAAGGCTTCTCGCCTCAGATCATTGCGGTTTCGAGGTATTTGGACAGGCCGCTGCCTTCGCGGGTCTCATCCGCCAGCACAGTGCCGGAAAGTGCCAGCGAGCTGAAATCATCACCACCGTGGCGACCGAAGCCGCTGGTGGGCGAGAATTTCACGCGGAAGTAGCGGCTGGTGATCGGGTTGCCACCGTCTACCGCGTTCAGGCCGTGCCACACGATCTCGAACTGGTCACCGGCGTCCACCAGCGCCTGAATCAGGTACTGCGGGTTGCGGGTGTACGAAACCGTCAGGGGGATGGGCAGCTCATCGTGGAACCGGTCAGCGGTGGCGGTGAGCATCCGCAGGCCGTGCGGAGTCCGCTCGAAGTCGGTATCCAGCACCAGCGCGATGGGCCCGAGGTCTTTCCAGGTGACATCGCCATCCGTCACAGTGCCGAGGTTTGTCGGCCAGGTGGGCTCTGAGACTCCGGAATCACCACCAACCACTGCCAAATACGCACGGGTGCCGTCCACGATGGTGTCGCCCACGGCTACCGAGGCGGATGAGGACCACGAACCGGATGCGTCGATAGCCACCGTGATCGTCTCATCGGGATCGGGCAGATAACGGAATGCAATGCGATGGCCTACCCATGCGCTCTGTGGCTCGTCCGCGATCGATGCAGAGGGCAGCTGCACGGAAGACCCACGAAATGCCAGCGCGATGTTCTGCGGACTGATGTCGTCTACAGTCGCCTCAAAGGTGAATGAGGTGACTGTCTCCTCAACGTCCAGCTCACCACCAGCGGCGTCTTGGTAGTTCTGGCGACCGGTGCGATCCACCTCGATGGACTCGCTGAGCTCCACCACGTTACCAAGCTCGAATGGGCGACCACCGGACAGCGGACGCAGCGTGAATCGGCCGCGGCCCTTGTAGCCGCGTGAAGTGCTGACTCGTGACATAAAGTACTCCTTGGTTTCAGGTCAGGTAGGTTTCAACGATGGATATACCCACCGCCATTGCCACGAGGGCAAATTTAGATTCTTCAGACAAAATCGGCTCTGCCGGCCCTATCTGAAAGCTGTCATGCTGGCCAAGCTGAGAGAGTTCATCTCGCGCCAGAATCAAGGCGCGGCGCACGTCTGCCGTACAGGCCCGCAGGAGGTCGTAGCATTGCGCATCCGGGCTTACCTCTACCGCAACAACCAGCGGCAAGCTGAGTGTCACGAAGGCCTTTGTGCCAGAGCTGTGTATCGTTCCCAGCGTTTCCGGGCCGGGGTGGATGACAACCGCAGGGAAAGCGGTGCTTCTGGCATTGAGCACATGGGCATAAAATCCGCGGTGCACAGATAAACCGATGTCCGTGCGGTATCCGTTGTCCTTGGTAATGCCGGCCAGAGTCGCTTGGAGGCCATCGACAAACAGCGTTGATATGGGTGTGCTCAAAATCCGCGCTCCAGTTCTTCCATGAATCGACGCTGCGCCAGCGCCATGGCTTCGGGGGCAACTTCATCGCGCACACCCTTCCATGCCTGGGCGACGCTGAGCGAATTGATAACCTTCAGGTTCTGCTCCCAGTCTTTCTTCTTCGACATGCCAGGCGTCCACTTACCAACGCGAGCCACCATTGCCCACGCTCCGCTGGTCTTCAGGTGCACGAAGAACGTATTTGCCCATGCCTTCTTGTTGCCATTACGCAGAACGGACCAAGCCGTAGACCCGGCGTCTTTCATGCCGGGCGCTATGCCGCGATAGGGGTCGCCTTTTTTCTTTCCCCTGCTCGTGGTCGGCACAAGCAGCTGATCAGCGCCATAGCGCGGTGCAAGCACGGAGCGGTGATTGGCCGTGATCCGCGCGACCAGATCGGTGCGCTTGACCTTGTCGTTCACCACCAGGTATTTCTGGATGTAGGGCTTGTCCAGGTTGTAACGCTCCCGGATCAGATCGACACCCTGCTCCCGAGCCAGACTGGCGGCCTCAGTCAGCGCCACCGCAGCGGCGTCCATGGCAACCACCGGCGCACGCTTCAGCGCTTCAGAGAAATCCTGAAGTGCCTGCAAGTCAGTACTGGTCATGCTATGACCTCGTTGCTGTCCACCGCGACTCCCACCCATCGTTGCCGATAGGTTCCTGCAGGCGCCACGAGTCGTCGGAGCGACCGGTGTCCACCCGGGCTCCACGCTCACCCTCCCCGATCTCAGAAACGATCAGAGATATTTCACACCGGTCTTCCATCACAAGACCGCGTTCATCCAGCTGCTGGGCGCTGCGGTCGATGTCGATGTGGACGGGCGTCGAGACACCACCGGGAGGCGTATAGGTTGCGGGGATAAAGCGCAGGTCGAAGTGGGCCGCGTTAGCGGCCGCCTCGATTTGGGTGATGTCCACCTTAGCCGTTGTGCTCGTTCAGCTCGATGACAGCCTGCGGACGGGTACACAGGTGGATCGGGTTGGACTGCGCTTCGAGTTCGACACCCTTGTCGTGGCGCATCGGCTCAGAGCTGGAGTACATGGGCAGGCCCAGGGTATTCACAGTGCTGGCGTAGTTCGCGGGGGCGAACCGGCTGATGAACAGATCCTCTGCACCAGTGGGGATGGCGTAGGCCTTGGCCGCAGGCACGAAGGGAGTTCCGCCAACACCACCGCGGTACCGCTCCCACGTGATACCACCGAAGCTGAAGGACTCACGGCCGTCCGCACGCAGACGATCTGACTGCTGGTACATGTAGGCTTCTTTGACCATGGCGTGGCCAATAAGCTTCCGCCAGAAGGACGAGCCACACAGAGCCGTGACACCGGAGAACATCATGTCACCCAGGCCCGTCTCGATCTTCTCGAGCACATCCAGAGACTTCTCTTGGACCTTGGTGGTGCCGGTGTCGAGCACGAAGTTGACCGACTGCTGCGTGATGCCAAAGGCGGTGAAAAGGTTCACTAGCACCGTAGAGCCATCGGCATCAAGGATCTGGCCCTTGATGGCCCCGATGCGCTGGTACTCGTTGGTCACCTCAAGGCGCTGAGCCATCTTGCCCAGGCGCTTATTGACCACGGCCTGAATGGCTTGCGCTTGGTCTTCAGTGCCAAACTCTCGCACGTTCTGCACCTCATCGGCCATGATGGCGGCAACGGTCGGCAGGTGGACTGCGGTGAAGGTGACGCCGGTACGCTTGTCAGCACCAACCACCTGGCCGGGGCCGCCGCGCTCTTTGGCCGGCACCAGACCGAGTTGGCGACCTTCCTTCTCGATCACGACCGTGGTGGTCGCGATGCCCTCTTCGTCGAAAATGCCCATCTCACCCAGGCGGCGAGGGGCGTATTCGACCTCATTGATTGCCGCGGTCAGAGACTGCAGCGTGAAAATGTCTGAATCGAACGGTCCCATAACAGGTACTCCTGAATTGAAAAATGTGACGCCTGGTGGCGACGGGGGTTGGTTGGGGTTAGCGGACGATGATGCCGAGTGCCAGCAGGTCAGCGATGCCAGCGGCGTCCAGACCCGTCAGGGCGGCGCCATCGACCTCGCAGTCACGCACGTGGGCAACCGCGTTGGCATCGGCGAGAGTCGCATCAACGCCGGCGTACAAAATTCCGGCCGCGGTGCGGCGACCGTCGTCTGTACCATCGTCGTCGTAAGCCACCCACTCACCCTGGCCTGCGGTGACAGTGACAGCCCAGGTATCGCCTACCTCGAAGTCATTCGCGCCGTCTGCAATCGTGAAGCTCAAGCCGCCGCCTTCGAACAGCACGGCCACCGAGCCGGTGCCGACTTCGTTACCGAAGGGGTCCAGGACCTCGAAATCACCACCGTTAGCTTCAGCGGCGGTGATGTTGACGGTATAGACGCCTGTGACCGCATCGTTCCCAGCGGTGACAGTGCCGAATGCCCCATTGCCAGCGTTGCCGCCACCTGCCTGCGTCGAGGCAGAGTTTGCAGAGGTTCGTTTCGCGAGGACCGTACCGGCTGCCAGAATGCCTGCAGTGGCATTGATCACGATGGACTCACGGCTGCGAGCACCGTTTGCCTCGGACACGATGTGTTCTCCCGGGTGCCGGGATTCAGTTTTGATGCTCATAGGATTTCTCCGTTAGTGGCTTGCTTTGGATTTGCGCCGGGCGTAGATCGAGGTGCTGTTGATCGCCGGCTGGTGCCCGCCTTCCGGCGAATGCGAATTGTGGATGTTGGGATCGGAGGCGGAAGCCACATCCATGATGTACTC